ATTAATCCCAGACGGATCACCTCGCGCGCATCGGATGGCCAGGCGCCACCGGTGCGCAGCGCCTCGGCCAAGTTCAACGCACCGATCGATGGCGCGCCCACCTCCAAGCGTGGGCGGTTGACGGTTTCCTGTAGCTCGCGGAACTGCCCGTAAGCCAGCCGGAAGGAATATTCCCCATCACCGAATTGCAGCGTGACGCTGCCATCTTCCATGCTCACGGCGGCGATCCTACGGGATCGTTTCCGGCACCACGGCGCCGTCAGAAACGATGTTAACCGCCATCTGCACCTTGTTGCCGCGCTCGGCGGTGATGGCGAACTCCTGCAGCTTGGCCGGCATGATCCAGGCATAGGCCACGGGGTTGCCCAGCTCGATCCGCACGTTGCGGGTTTCGCCCGCGTTCCACCAGTCCTCCCAGGTGTCGAAACTTTCCGTAGCCACCACGCCCGACCCGGCAATGGCGCCCTGGTAGCTCACCACGTCGCGGCCGAGCCATGACGGCGCGTCGGGATCGTCGCAATCTGGAATGTTGGTGTCGTTGAGGTTGGCGGTTCGCGTCAGCCCTTTCGACGTCAGGCCGCAGGGGTCGGTGAACACTTCGGGCGAGGCACCGTCGCCGATCTTGATCAGAAACTTTGAGAATGGATAGGTGGTCGCGATTGTCATTGGCTTACTCCAATAAAAAACCCCCGCCGCTTTCGCGACGAGGGCAAGGTTTCAGGCTTCGGTGGTCCGGCTAGTCGGTAAGAGCGTGGACGGTGATGACGGCGTGCGCGGTGATGCCGTCGGGATCGCGCATGTATTGGGTTTGCTCCACCGTCATCTCTACCAGCCGAGGCGGCGCATCGAGAACGATCGGCGCCAGGTCCAGCGCCTTCGCCACGGCGGCGCCGAGTTGCTTGACCTGCACGGTGTCCGGTCCGGCGGCCCAGCCGTCGAGCGTCACGAACGCTTCGCCGCCGTCCAGGCAGGTGCCATGCTCGGGCAGCATCTGGAACGGCCCAAACGACAGATAGGGTTTAACGGCGCCGCCAGGAACCGCGTCGTAGATGCGGCCGGCAATGATGGCGTTGACGCCGGCATCGGCTTTAAGCACCGCCACCAACGCCTTCTGCAGCTGCAGCGACGGGTCGGTGTAGCTCATATGGCCACTCCCGTCTCGGCTATCATTTCGAACCACAACCCATGCTGGCTGGTGCCAATAAAGGGGTCGACGCTTGTGCGAATATTGAACTCGGTGCCGCTCTCGACTTCGGTCGCCTTCCAGTCGGTGGTGACCTGCCTGGTATCTGTCGAGCGCCGCACGGTAAGTATCACTGGCTGGCGTCCCTGAAGTCTCGCCGCATCGACTGCTTCGCCGCCAACTTTGGCGGTAATGTTGCCTGACACTGTAAAGCGATCAATCCAGGTCAGTCCGATATTTCCGTACTCATCCTCGACGGTGTCGCGCTCTGCAAATGTGAGGCGGTAGCGCAGCGCGCCCGCGCCATATTCCGGCGCCGCCATTTAACGCTTGCCCCTCGGTCGGAACGGCAGGCATTCCGAACGTGCGGCCCATTCGTGAACAACGCGGGTATCGAACCCATACGTCACATGCGGGTAGCCGTAGCTCATCCGGTACTCGGTCGCCGCAGGCACCTCGAATTGGCCCCAGTGCGAGAAGGACAGCCACTTCATCATCGTTCGGCCCGTTCTATCCACCGCACGGCAGCGGTAGCGGCGACGAGCCCAACTAAAACGCTGAATAAACATGCCAACAACCCAAGCTCCAGACTCATTAACGCTTGCCCCTCGGTCGGAACGCGGCGCTGGCATCGCGCGTTTCATAAGTGCCGGCAGGATCGGAAGGCAACGCAATCCTGCCGGCGCCCGCGCGCTCGATCTGCAGGGCAGCGGCTTCAAGCACACGGGCATAGGTGACGCCGCCATGAAAGCGCACGGTCTTGCGCCGATGCGGCCGATAGTCGAAATCGCGGAATAGCTCTACGGTTTTCATTGCAACGTCAGCACTCCTGCCGTGGCATCGAAGTCAACCGTGAAGGTTTCGGTGTTGGCGAGTGTCACGCTCGACCCATTGTCCCACCAGCCGATCAGAGGCGTGGTGCCTGTCGTATTGTAAAGCACCGCATAACGGAACGGCCCCATCGATCCGGATGCCGTCCAGAACACGTCAGCTAGAATTAACTTGTACACCCCGCCCGTCTGCGCAGACGTTCGACTGCCGGGAGCCGCGCCGCCGGTTGTGTAGCCCGCACCGCTACCCAGTTCGGTTGAGACTAACCCGCCCGTGTAAACAGTGGCTGCCGCCGTTGGCGGCGTGTTGGTAAGCATCACCTTGAGCGCGTCCACGCTGAGGTCGTGCTTCTTTTCCGCGACGTCCTCAACAAAACAGTTGAACTTGTTGAACGGTTGAACGGCCATTTATTCCTCCCTTATGACGTAACTGCGTTTCGCGCGTTTAGCGCCATCCACGCCGGACAGCCTGTCAAAGCGCCGCCCTCGGTTGATGTTGTCGCGTAGCTGTCAGGTGCTGCGAACGACCATCGATAACCGGCGTTGACCGACAGATAGACGGCGGGCATGACAGATTTCGGCTTGGCGCAAACGGCGTTGAAGTAATTAACCAGCGCAGTCCCCATCTGCGCGCAGCGGTAAGCATCGATCAGGAAAATGGTGTCGGCTGCAGTGATTATGTGTCCTCCACCGAGATCTTGACCCGTATTTGTCCACCAGTTGCCGCCGCCCTCGTAATTCGTGACGTACTGCGTCGACCCCATTTGCGCGACGAACTCGTCTTGTATTGAAAGCCACTGATTAGTGCCCGGCCCTCCAGCCTGTGTCACGGCGCCGTTGATGAAGTTGGTCAACGCCTGCGCTTGGTTGGGTGAGCTATAGGGTGTCGTGCCAGCATATAGCGCACTGTCGTCGGTAAACGACCCCGTACCAGTCCCCGCGTAGTAGGCCGTGTTTGGTTCGAAATACGGCGCTATCGCCACCGCGTCGTAGTAATTCTTGGGCGCTCCCCACGTCGCACCCAGCGTGTCGGTCGTGTACCAGTTGCCCGCCTCGCCAACTGTCGAATTGCCATTCCATTGCGCATAGTTTGCCGCGCCATCCATGCTGGGAGTGTTGTGCATTCCCTGCGCGCCCCACAGCCCCATTATCAGCTTGATCCTGGTCTCTGTCGGATACGCCGCCTTGATGTCGCGCATCATCGCAACCGCGCGTAGCATGTGGCCGTCCTGAAACGAGATGTTGCGATTGCCCCAGCGCGACCATGCATAAGACTGGATGTAATACCTCTGCGTCGAGGCGCTGGTTGGGTTCCACAATTCGTTGCAATACTCGATGTAGAGGTTTGCCCCGGTCGCGCCCGTCAGCAATCCCGGCCACACTGTACCGCCCACTGTATTGCCGTTGAGAATAATGTTTGTGGCATTGACCGCCCAATTCGATCCGGTGCTGTAGTCTGGATCGAGCGTTGAGTTCATCGCTCTATGTGGGTAACTGATCCACATGCTGATCGGACTGGCTGGCCCCATCTGGTTTAGTTCGATGATGAGCTTGGTCAAGACCTCCAGCGGCACACCGTCCCAATGCCCGCTGGCGCTGCCGCCGCCCATGAATATCCATACGCCTTTGATGTAGGTTCCCGCCCCGTCAGATTTGCCGATGATGTTCTTGTCGAAGTAAAAAGTTTGATGATCATTAGCTTTGATATAATCGGGACCAAAACCCGCCGCGCCGGGTGTGCCAGAAGAAAACACGATCGGGAAATCACCGCGCAATCCGACATTGAGCGAGACGTAGACGTAGGCATTGCCAACGGATGGCCCCGTGCCAGTGTAAGCTGCCTGCCCGACGAGGCTTAGATTAGTGATGTCATATTGCGTGGTGTTAATGACGGTGATTGTCGCTGGAAAGCAATCCAGCTTTGGCACGCCGGTCCCAGCCTTGATAACGTGATAGACCACCTGCCCGTTGGAAAACCCGTGCGGGACACTTGTGGTGACGCGCGGTGTCGCCGTTGTCGTAACCGCTGAGATAGTAATTTGGTCTGTCGTATTGGTAGAGGCTGTCGTGGATGCACCCATCCGGCACGTCACGATCTCGCCGTGCTGCATCGACGCTGGCGTCTGCTTCGCGCCGGTCGTCACCGCCGCCAACGAGTATTGGTTGGTGCCCGTTGTGGTGCCGTATAGCGGCGAGTTAACCCACCCGGCGCCGTTGCCGAAGCTGGCATAATTCGGCATCGTGCGGTTCTCGAACCGCATACCGTGCCCGTCATTGCCGCCAGACCAGTTCATCACCCGCAGCGCGGACGGATCGTGGTCGACAATCTGCTGAAGAAAGGCACGGCGAAACACCCGACCGCCCAGCAAATCTCCCTCGTCAGCCAGCCGGTAAACTCGGAGGTTTCTTACGAAGCCATCAGCGCCGCCGGTCGTGTTAAAATAGAAACCCAGAATGTTTGGTGCGCCTGCCCATGTTCCCGGCGTCATGGACGCAACGATGTACGCCGACTTACCCGCGACATTCGTCCAGTTGCCGTTGGAGTTTCTGGTGTAAGAACCATAACCCGGTTGCCCCGGCGTGTTGTTGCTTTCGGTCCATGTCGGACCGTTAATAGTCAGCGTGCCGGTGCCGTCCCACGTAATGACATAAGGCCCGGCGAACTTGCTGCTGTCGGGGAATTTCAGGCCGCCACCCCACTGACGCCCCGACGCTGCGGCATTATTCGGGTAGCCCGTGGTCTGGTCGAGTACCTGGGGCCACGTCGGAGTGGCCCCGGTCCATGCCGCGCCATTCGGCGACGGAAAGTTGTCGCACTCCAATACGTGATTGATGAACGGGTAATGCGCCACGTCGAGGATGAACGACAAATTGACGACGCTGCGTTTTGAGAACGGCACCGCAATCGGATCAGACAGTTTTGCTCTGCGAAGAAAACCCATATTATGGCCCTGCCACGATGGCGTCGATGAAACCCTGCATGGTGCCACCAACGTCAGGAGCACCAACGGTAACGGTCTTCAATCCATTGGTGCTGAATATCTGATACTCATACAGATAGTAATCGCCCGGTGACACAGTTGGAATTTGCGTAAAGCCAGGACCGGCATTGGGACTGCTTGCCGCGGACATTCGCCATGCGCCGATCACCATCGTATTGGCCGCCGTTGTCGTGATGGTGGCTGGGTCTTGTGGCGCGCCAAATCCAGTCAAGTTCGGCACTGACGCATTGGTGTCGAATGGCGCGGATGTCTTTGCGCCGTTAACGGCGAATGCCCTGCCAGTCGCGTAAGTTCCAGCCGGCATGGTAGCAGTAATGACCTCGCCCGCCAAAGGCGTCACCCCTTGCAGCTTCCACCACAGCTGCACTGATCCGCCGCTACCGTGCTGTGTAAACGCACCCAGCGTCGAGCCGACAACGCTGGTTGGGTTTGCGCTGTTGACCCCTGTGAGGACGACAATGACGTTATTCGACTTGGTCGTCACCAATGCTGGCAATACCAGCGTGTTGGTAGAGCTATTCGCTCCCGCAACCTGCCCATCGAGCGACAGCGTCAGCGCGGGCGGTGACATCTGTGTGGTGCCGGGATCGACCAGTAAGAATGCGCCAGTCCCGACAGGCATGGCGTATCCCGCCTGCGGCGTCATGTCCTCGCCGGACAGGAGGAACGCGCCAGCACCTACCTGTAAGACGACAGGCAGGCCCGCCGGGACAGGCGGCCGCAGGTTTGCATCCATCCCGTCGAGACGGAATGAGCCAGGCAAAGCCCTGATCGTATTCGGTGGCGTGGCGTCGACCGTCGCCGTGCGCGCGATCATGCCCCGTGAAAAACTTACCATGCGCGGGACCACTCGACGGTTTTTGTGCTATTCTCAGGTCGCAGGGAAATGGCGTTACAGCGAGATCTGTTCACAAACATGGCAAACCGCTTTTGCAGATCACCATTGGCGAAGAAACATTGTCGGTTGCCGATTGGTCGCACAAAACTGGTATCGACAAATGAACCATCCTCAGTCGAATAAGGCGCGGTTGGCCGCCGGAAAGAGCCATCACGCACGGGGGGACCACCAAGTGAAATCTTGAAGTTCAGGAGCCACATAGTCCCTATCCGCGCTTAGTATCTCCCTGTGCTCAAAAATATGTCCAGTGTGGCTCAGGATCATGTCCAGCAGTTGCGGCGGCAACGCCGCCTGATCGGCAAACCCCAATTCCAGCGTCAACGATAGTCCGGTCGCAGCCGAACCATTCAAAATCTGAATTGGGATGCCGTGGATGCCTTCCCACTTCAGTGCAATCGAATAGTCGTCACTGACGTCAACCGCAGGCGAGCCAGCCACAGCAGTAAAATCAATCACGGGTCGAACCGGCAGCGTAGCGATATCATCGCAAAACTCCGTTGACGCAGGTGTCCAAACCACCGTGGTGGGATTTATTGTGGCATCGTTTGCGGCTTCGATCTTCGCAATCGCGCGCGTCATCGCGTTTGTAATATAAGCGTCGTCATAATTTCCGTCGACGCGAAGATGGCTTTTGGCGAGTGGCAGCAGCGCCGTCGGCAATGCCGCGCGATCGACAGTGACAATTGCGATGCTCATGCTTCCACCTGCCGATAGTAGCGTTCGATCACCGGCATCAGGTCGCAGGACAGCACCGAACCGTCTGAGCGCAGCACCATCAGCGAGGTGTCGGCAATGGTGATCTCGTCGATGCCAATGCCGTCGCTGCCACGTTCGCCGCGGTCACCCTTGGCCCCGCGCTCGCCGGCCGGCCCCTTTTCGCCAGGACGGCCGCGGACGCCCTTGGCGCCGAGCATCCAGCCCGGCCCCGGAAGGTCGCCAGGATCGTCACAGACGGCCCGCCATTCGCTGCCGTTGTGGCAGACCACATCCATGGCCCGATAGTGCGCCGACGCATCCCACAAGCCCCTAGCCTCGCCGGGATAGGCATCCAGACCCCGTTCGCCTTGCGGCCCAGGTTCCCCTGCCGGCCCCGCCGGTCCGATATCCCCCGCCAGCCCCCGCGGCCCCGGATCGCCCACAGGCCCGCGCTCGCCCGCCACGCCCCGTTCGCCGGCTGGACCAGGTGTCCTGATGACGTTGCCGTAGGCGTCGATCAGCTCCGCTACCCTGGCTTCCAGCGCCACCCTGGCATTGCGCTCCGTCGCCAGCACCTCGCCAACGGCGGCAATAATCGAGTTATGATCAAGCTGCATGGCTATCCATGGTCCGCTGCAACAGGAACCGGGCGTAGGCTTTTGCCTCTTCCGGGTCGGGCTTGTCCTCGTCCTCGTCAGGCTTTTCATCGTCGGGCGGCGGTGCGGCCGGCGGTGGCGCCGTCAATGCCTTGTCCCAGGCCGACAACGGCACGACCTGCTGCTGCACCCGCGGCTCGTTGCCTTCCTTGGCGGCGGGGAGGCTTTCGCGGGCGCGGGCTTCGTTGGGCGAGAAGATGCCGCCCTGCACCGCCCGCGCTAGGCCGTCGATGCGGTCCTTGAACGCCGAGCGAAGCAGGATCGAGCTATCCAGTTCGGAATATTCGCCGTCGTTCTTGGAGATGCCGAACAGCCGGTCGATTGCCAGTTCGACCTGGTTCAGCGCAAAGCCCAATCCGCCGCCGATCCAGAAATTCATCAAGGCTTCGGTCGATCCCATCGGCTGCGCGTCGGAACCGATGATGGCGAGCGGCACCCGGAACACCGCGGCGATCTGCTGGTCGCTCATCTTCTGCGCTTCGGCGAATTGCGCGTCGGCCTGGCTGACACTGATCGGCGAGAATTTCAGGCCCGATGTCAGGATCGGGGTTCCGCCGGCGGCCAAGCCCCTGGCCTGTTCGTCCCAGCGCGACCGCAGTTCGCCAACCTGCGCCGGCGTCAGCGTCATGTCGGTCTGCAGCACGCCTGATGGCCGGGACTGGTTGCCATAGAACGCGATCGACTGCGCCATCATGGCGTTGCCGGCGCCGACCGCCAGCGCCGCCGCGGTCAGCGGGGTGTCGCCGATCAGGACATGGCGCGGCGTATGCAGGCGGATATGCAGCACGTCGCGCGCCGGCACATAGCTCAACTCGTCCAGCTGCAGCGCCTCGATGCGGCCGTCGATGACATCGTTGCCGCCGAGGGCATAGTAGATCTCGCCGCCGATCACCTGCGGCCGCGACAGGTTCGGGTGCATCAGGTGCAGCGATGCGATCTCGAACC